AGATAAAGCATCCACTTGATCGTCGTGAGATCCAGCAGGAAACCGTGATATCTCGTATAAAAATTGATCTATCCACGGCGCATCCTTTGGCAGGAAAACTTTTCCCATGCTCATTCGAGCCTGAATGGCCCGGGCGCGAGTCGGCTTGTCATTGGCAGATGAGTAAGGCTCCCTGCGGCAATACACTTTTTCCTCGCTCATGCGCTTTGTAAGGAAGGGTCCTACAGATTTCTCAATCTGCCCCGCCTCTTCAGCCCACTGCATGGGCTTCCACTTACGCATTAAATTAAGAACAGACTCCACCCAGACATCGGAATCTGCCTGTTGTCGCCATACATCAAGGATGTAGAGATCGTCATTGGGGTCAATCCCTCCGACAATGTGAACGGTGAAATCACCTCCATCCCCACTGACGGCATAGTCTGACGCCCCATATATATGTAAATACTTACGTTTTCCAAGTGGATCTACCCTCGACATAAGGTCTCTATAGTCGTAGTAGCGCACCCAGTCTTTCTTAAAGTAGGCACCTTCATCGACAATGGGTCGTTGTTGATACAGGGCAGACCACTCTCGGGGTCCCCCTGAAGCCATAGTCACTCTTTTGGTCTGATTTAATATTTCCAATGGATACCATTCAGGCCACAATGGTTCCCCTACTTCGCGTCCCAGTGCATCATCTTCCATCGCCAGTGCAGGTAAATCAATAACATCCCACGTATCACCCGTCCCTTGCTCCTGTTCGTGTAGTAATCGTCCGGTAAGATCGTCGTCATGCCAGCGGGTGGCGATTAAAACAACGGCAGCGTCGGGCATCCGACGAGTATAAAGATCAGACCTATACCAATCCCACAATTGATCTCGCAATGACTTGGAGTCCGCATCTTGTCTCGTCCTTATCGGGTCATCAATTACCAGCAAGTGGGCACCGCGCCCTGCGATACCACTGCCTACACCCGCTGAAAAATAAATGCCCCCTGAAGAGGTGTTCCAAAAATTAGCAGCCTTGGCGTCATGGGCCAGTTCCACATCGAATATGTTTCTATATAGGTCAGTACGGATTAGATTACGCACCTGACGCCCGAAAACACGGGCTAAATCCGTGTTATGACAGGCAGTTATGACCTGTTTACCGGGGTTTTTACCCAAATACCAAGCAGGGAAATGGATGGTAGCAAGCTGGCTTTTGCCGTGACGAGGGGGTGCTTGGATAATCAAGCGCGTACATTCCCCCCGTATTATCTCTTCAAGCTTTTCTGCTATAAGCGTATGGTGCTTACCGGGCTGGTATCCCGGCATAGTGTATTGGACAAACGGCAGTAGGCGATCCTGTGCGTCTTGCCTTTGCAGAATCTCAGCCGCAGCTTCTTCAGGCGTAACCTTATTCAATGCTATACTCAGCTTCCACTGCCCGTGATGCTATCCTTTGAAGGTCTTCAGTAGACAGCTCTTTGATGTTAACCGTGTGTTCTACCTCTACCTTGCCGCCCACGGTGTGTTTTTCGCTCCACTGACCCGGTCTGCGGCGGGACAGAACCCAGCGTCGATCCTCTCGGTGTTCGAGGGCCGCTTGCCACTGGAGTGCTTCGAGCTGGTCGAGACGTGCGTCCTCTATTTCTTTCCACCGCTCGGCGAACTCCGGGTTTGCTTTCCTCTCCGCGTACAGGGCGCGAGCTGACTTCAGGCCGATCATCTTGGCTGTCGCTGTCACGTCCATCACTTCGCCCAGCTTCGACAGGAACGCCTCCGCCTTGGCCTTCGATAAGTGTGACTTTTTCGTTGTCGTTAAATTTCCGTTTCTCGCCATCGAATTTCCCATCCTTTACTGCTATCCACTCATTGTCAACCGTTTCCAACCAGATCATAGCGTTACTGGCGATATGAAAATGGGGCCATTTTCCACCCCCAGTCCAGCAATGTTGTATTCAAAGTACTCCACCGCATCATCTGCTGGCATGTCTTTTTGCAGTATCTCAAGAATCTTGCCGAAGTTATACGGTGGCGGGCTCTACTACACCCTTCTGTAGCATCCAGGATTCAACCTCTTCGCCGCTGACATCGGCGAGCATTTCACCATTAACCATTACGCACGGGGATAACGGTTGTCCGCTTTTCTGGACCATCTCCGCATAGTTGTTGGGGTCGTTAATGATATCTTTGTCTTCGTAGGTCAAATTGTATTTGGCAAATACGTCGCGCACGCCAGCACTCCAGCCACACACAGGCTTCAAATAGGCGGTAATTTCAGGTGTGTCAGCCTTCATGGAAGCACCCAGCGTATGATTGCCTGCATGGGCTCGTATCCCATAGTCTCCCGAAAGTCACTTAAAGCATCCTTAGAACTCCATACGGCTGCTGACTTTTCTTTCTCGTAATACTCGCTACTCTTTTTCCCCAGCGCAAGACACCCCTGTAACTGACGAGGCCAGTTGGCCGGATGAATCAGACAGGCAAAGCGAGCACCATCGCCCTCAGTGAGACCTACACTGCCTCCTACAAATATATAAACTTCTCCGTATCGCGGGGAATTCCATGGCAAAAGAGTATAAGTGCCCGTAGGGATACAGCTTTCATAGGGGAGATTATCCAGCCATGGACGCTCAATACCATGCCATAGACTATCCTCATAAGTAACCGTTGAACGGGTGCCATGCTCCGAACTTGCAAACCTATTTATGTATAGCGTCTTCATCTCTCACCTCTATAGTTTTAAATTCATGCTGACAGGAAGGGCACCGCCTTCGACGCACCCTTTCGTCGCCGTCCTTACGCATCCAAGCAGATGTAACTATCGCATCGTTCCCTCTACAGGACGGACAGCGCACCCGCCCCCATGTTTTAACCATTTTTCCTTGACTTTCTTTAGTGATTTTGCCACCTTTGAACTCCCGATTAGTGGGAGCCAGAGGCCAATAGCGTTAATCGGAGATGTGCTGGTACTATGGGGCTTATCCAAACCAGCGAGGCGGGAAGTGGATCGCAAGATCTGAGGAGGTCGCCGGATAATCCACTGATCAGAGTGGGTTACAGTTGCTCCTCGACCGGACAGGGCTGATACCCCGATGTTCGGGCCTGTGATGGGATCGGCTCCATCGGCATACGGGCGACTTCGACTCCTGTGATTCTCAGGGACACAGGGCTTAGTCGAAGTACGCCTATTCCAGAATCTCACCTTCGGCATACAAAACAACTACCTTGTACCCCCATAGTACTCTACAGCGTGACCCTCCTTAACCAGTACCTCATTCAAACTCGTATACTCACCGTCTGAAAACCTCCTCAGCTCATCCAGCCCCAAGCGCACCTCCTGACTCAGGGCATCAACCATATTTTCGTCCGGCAACCATATAGTCCCCAGAGCCCTACCGTATTTCCCGAATTCGTGGCTCTCAATAACACACTCCGAATCCGAATACTGCAACAGCTCTTTGGCTCGTGCCGTAGCGGCTTTACCGCGTTTCTTCTCATCCAGATCCCGTGTCCTCGACTCTGGAGCATTAATCCCATACAGCCTGATCCGCTGTTTGGTAAAGACCTTAAACCCCAGATCCAGATCAGCATCCACCGTATCCCCGTCCACCACCCTGCTCACTTTCGCGTTATAACAAAACAGTCTGGGCATATCCACCTCCATCCTTTACGCTCTCACGCCATATCGTGGCTGATCGTCCACTGCGGGTAGGTCTCCGCTTACCGGTGTCCCTGACATGCCCCGACAGCACAAGCTCCCGCCGTCTGGCACTGGCTGTCTGGTGGCGCATATCAAGCGCAACCTCTACCTCGTCGTCCGTAACTCCATAAGGACCTGCCTGCCTTATAAGCCCCAGCACCTTCTGGCGCATAGACTCCGTAGTAGGCTCCACTGAATCAGCTGCTTCTTCGCTCGTATCAGACCCTGCCACAAAAGGCGGTCTTCCTCCATACGGATCATTCATTCTTCGACGTATCTCCTGTCCATACAGCCGGAACCTTAGCCAGCTTATCCGATATCTCTATAATACGCTCATCCAACCGATCTATCCTGCTCCGATAATACTCATCCATATCTATAAACGCCGACAGCACCTCCTCAACTGCTACCGCCTTTGCCCTATCCTCATTAACAGTACCCCATTTCCTCTGGATCTTTTCCAGAGGAGCAGGTAGTGACACCGTACTCTTCTTAGCCATAGGCCATCCTCCTGTTAATTCATCAATACTAACGAATATTACCTCGTGGGGCAAATTAAGGGGCGAAAATTAGGTACCAATTTGAGGGGGGCCAATCTAATGGAAATGGGGGGACCCGCTTCCGGGGGTTCCGCCCCAACCCCTTGCACCCCAACGACTTAGGGCTTCTGAGGCCACGGAGAGGGATTTTCGTGAGGGAACGCAAGAGAAACGCATGGATACTAACCATAATACCTATTATAGGGAGTATCCCTTTCGCAAATGATTCCGTAACCTATTGTATCCCTTGGGCTTACGAGGATTCCCCCAAGGATCGCCGCGTAATTCCTTAGAAACCATGCCCTCTCCTTCTACCGCTCCAGCACCCTCCAGTTTTTCCTCCCTTAATCTCTGTGACATGTAGCTGGGGTATGCTCAGTTACCTTAGAGTCCCTATTCATTATAGGGACATTTTTAAGGGCTCCTTGTGATTGGGCAAGGCGGCGACATCGACGGCCAGTGAAACCGGCTGACTGCGAGGGACATTTGGTGAGGTCGTTTCGTTGACGAGCCGGACGTCCAGAACGCGCCATAAACCACCTCATATTTGCCGGTCGTTTTGCTCGTCTCAATGCCCCGTCTAAAACGGCGCGAGACCTATTTACAACCAATTTGCAAGCAAAAAAGGGGTTGGAGGAAAAATTATTTCTCTCTGTAAATGGGCCTCAAGACAGCTTTTCTCAAAAAAACATGCAGTTTTCCCTTGCGGATACTGAAGAAGTATACTATTCTATAACTCCCAGCAGGAAAACAAAACGAAACGAACACAGGGGGCCCGATATTACCTCCTACTGCTGACCCAGAACCTTACGATGGCCTACAGCACGAGTAGGGTCGTTTAAGTGACACCGCAGGATCTGGAGCTACTACATCAGGCTTAGCATTCTCGAGCAGAAACAACCAAGACGTCACACGGTCGGTTTCGGTCCCGACCTGCTCACCCTCGAACAGCCAAGACACGGTCGAATTAACGGACGCACACGCGGAAGCTTCAGGCCTTCCGAGACCGTGGGACAGACGATGTCCAATTGGAGTTTCGGTCCTCCAGAGGGAACAGGGAAAACAAGGTCGTATACGCAGGAGCTACAGACCTCCTGTCACCTACGAGAGCGGACAGCCCAAAGGCAAGCATCACTGACAAAAGTCTTGCAGAGTTAACCCCCTGCTGGAAGCTGAACCAAACTCAGTTCGTTACGATGACGGGTACGGTCCCCGTCAAGCTTCCTGCAAAGAAATTGCAGGGTAAAGAGCGAATCCCAAGACGTAGGCTATCAGCGGAGTATCGGACCTCCGCGCTCTACTTTGTGAATGAGTAGTCAGTGTTTGCGGATAGGTCGGGAGGTTGTGACGCATGCCTCGCGGTAGCCTATGAGAACACCCCAAAAGCCAGTCCTACATTCACACGTAGCCACAACCACACCATGACACATTGCGGAGTTTCGGACCTTCGCGTGGTGATGTCGTATGTAGGCAGGTCTTCCACATGGGACACGCGGAGAACATCCTGCATTGTGTGTTGCCGAGTTGACAGTGTGGAAGGCCGATGGTTCTGTGGCCTGAGGGCCGGGGGCATACGCGGTAGCAAAGAACGGAA